AATAGACATGGACTTCGGTGAAGCAATCCGCGCGCTCAAGGCGGGCAGCCGCGTCAGTCGCGCAGGCTGGAACGGCAAGGGCATGTGGCTGATCCTCGTGCCGGGTACGCCAGCCGTACAGCCTCGGGAGGGTACGATCTATGCCAAGGCGGGAATCGAGGTCTGCGACATCCTGCCGCACATCGACATGTGGACGGTAAACGCAGACGCGCGCAGGGCGATGCTTCCCGGCTGGCTGGCGTCACAATCCGACATGCTTGCTGAAGATTGGGAGACGGTGTGATGGCCACGCAACTTGCTGAAACCTCCGCCGATGCTGGCGGCCAGGATAACACGGCGGTCGACTACACCGCCGAAGCCTCCAAGATGGGCTGGAAGCCCGTTGAGGAGTTCAAGGGCGATCCAGCCAAGCATATCGACGCGCAGACGTTCTACGAGCGCGGCCAGGTCGTGCTGCCGATCCTCCAGAAGCAAAACAAGGTGCTGATGGATAAGATCGCCGGCATGGAGCGCGACATGAAGCGCTCGGCCGAGTTCTTCTCCAAGGCAGAGGAAAGGGCTTATACCCGCGCCCTGTCCGATATCCAGGCCAGAATGGATGAAGCTGTCGAGAGCGGCGATACGAAGGGCGCGCGCGCCGCAATGGAGGATCTCACCAAGCTGGAGAAGCCGGGCAAGCCCGAGGTGTCCGGCTCGGAATCTGATCGCGCCGAGGAATTCGCCGATTGGGCCAAGGCGAACCTTTGGTACGCCTCGAACGACGTGATGCGCGTCTATGCAGAGGCTCAAGCTGAAAAGCTCGCCAAGACCAAGGGTGGCGTTCTGGAGCGCTCAGATCTGGATGCAGTCGCCGACGCGGTGAAGGCCAAGTTCGAGGATGTCTACCCCGATGCGTTCGGCGGCAAGAAGACTGAAACCTCGCGCCGCAGTCTGGTTGATGGCGGCGGCACGGCCACTCGCGCACCTCGCGGCGGTAAGTCGTTCAGCGACCTTCCGCCCGAAGCCCAGCGCATGTGCGATAAGTGGGTATCAAATGGCACGATCAAGACCCGCGAAGATTACGTCAAAAATTATCAGTGGAGCTGACAATGGAATCCACCGCACCCCGCCGCCGCGGTCGGCCGCCGGCAAATGCCGCCCCGATTTCGCAAGACACCATCGCATCCCCGGCCAGTGAAAAGCCCACGCGTCGCCGTCGCGCGGCAGTTGGCGGCTTTGCTCTCAAGCTCGACGCACCCCAGCGTCCAGGCTTTGTCCGCCGCTGGTTCAATGATGACGGCAACCGTATTGCGCAGGCGCAAGAATTGGCGTATGACCATGTTACGGACCCGAACATCAAGTCATCCAGTTCGGACACTCGCACCTCTCGCCTTGTAGGAACAAAGGCGAACGGCGAACCGCTCCGCGCTTACCTCATGGAAACACCGGTCGAGGAATACGAAGCCGGTCTAGCCGAAAAGGAAGTGCAACCGCGCCAGATCGACGAAGCCATTGCGGCTGGTCGCGACTCCACCGGTCAAATGCCTCCGTCAGCGGAGGTTTATGGCCAAGGATCGATCGATCGGCGTTAATGGCTCCTGATGAAGGCACCTGACGCGCCGAGCAGCGCAAGGGTGCCATCATGGCCAATGCAACTACTCCGTTCGGGCTAATCCCCCGCAAAAAGGTTGATTCCGGCGTTTATAACGGCGGCATCATGCAGTTTTCGGTGCCTGCCGGCGACGGCACGGCAATTTACGTTGGCGATCCCGTGAAGATCGTAGGCACTTCCCAGGTCATCAACGGCCAGATCTTCGCGGATATCGCGCAGGCGGCGACGGGCGATGTCCTTTCTGGCGTCGTGGTCGGCTTCCTTGCTGATACGCGCGACAGTCTGATCTATCGCGCCGCTTCCACGCAGCGGGTAGCGCTCGTCAACGTCGATCCCAATGCGGAGTTCGAAATCCGGCAGGTTGCCGGCGGTACTCCGCTCACCGCGAACGATATCGGCCTCAACGCCAATTTCGTTGTGGCGGCGGGCTCGACTTATACGGGCCTCTCCGGCGTAGCGCTCGATAATGCCACCGAGGCAACGACCAACACCTTGGATCTCAAGATCCTGGGTATGATCAGCCGCGTGGATAACGACCCCGGCTCCGCCGTGGGTACTGGCGCCGACAGCAGCACTTTCATCGTTCGCATCAACCGCCACCGGTATGTGAACCAGGTCGCGGGGGTCTGACGCCATGACTGTTATTTCCACTGGCAATATCGCCAAGCTGCTCTGGCCCGGCCTGAACGCCATCTGGGGCACCAACTACGACGAACATCCGATGGAGTGGCCCGATCTGGTCGATGTCTCCTCGTCGGATATGGCGTACGAGGAAGATGTGATGCTGACCGGCTTCGGTCTGGCACCGATCAAGCCGCAAGGTGAATCGATCCGCTACGACACGATGGGGCAGGGTCCAACAGCGCGCTATACGCACGTCAATTACGGCCTCGGCTTCATCATCACCGAAGAGGCGATCGACGACAACCTCTACGAGAAGATCGGCACGCAACGCACGTCGTCGCTGGCCTTCTCGATGCGCCAGACCAAGGAGAATGTGGTCGCGAACCTCTACAATCGCGCCTTCAACTCCTCCTACACCGGCGCCGATGGTGTCAGCCTGCTCAGCACGGCGCACCCTTCGACGAACGGCAACTGGTCGAACACGCTGGCGGTCGCGGCGGATCTGTCGGAATCCTCGCTTGAGGATATGGCGATCCAGATCATGAACGCCACAAACGATCGCGGAATGCGCATCGCCTTGATGGGCCGCTCGCTGATCGTGCCGCCGTCGCTCTCGTTCGAAGCCGCTCGCATCCTGCGATCGACCGGCCAGAACGACACTGCCAACAATGCCATCAACGCCTTGAAGGCGCTCGGGCTGTTCCCTGAGGGCGTGAAGGTCAATCACTACCTGACCGATACCGACGCGTTCTTCATCCGCACCAATGCGCCGAACGGCCTCAAGCTGTTTCAGCGCAAGAAGGCGGTCTTCGCGGAGGATGGCGACTTCGACACTGGCAACCTCAAATATAAGGCCAGTGAGCGCTATTCGACGGGCTGGACCGACCCGCGTGGCCTGTTCGGGTCGCCTGGCGCATAACTTTCCCCACCTTGGGCGCCGGCCTTCGGGTCGGCGTCCAGTTCTTCGGACGCCCAAGGAGCTGACTTATGTCCATGACCCGCTTCCCCAATGGTCTCTCGACCCGTAAGAGCATTGATCCGTTCGGCGCCTATACGCATCCCGACGAGACCGATCAGCACGCTTATTTCAACGACTTCAACACCTATGTCGCGGGCGATTGGACGATCACCGTTGTTGGCACGTCTACGCCTGCCTTGACGGCCGGCGATGGCGGATTGCTGGCAATTACGACTTCCGCCACATCGGGCGACAGCGCCTTCCTCCAAAAGACCATCGCCAGCTTCTCGTTCGAAACGGGCAAGCCCGCATGGTTTAGCGCGCGCTTCAAGGTCTCCACGCTGGCCACGACCGCCGTCATGGGCGTTCAGGTGATCGACACCACCCCATTGGATGTGACGGATGGCATTTATTTCCTGACCACGACCGCGACCGGCGCCGTTACCGGTATCGTCCGCAAGAACGCGACCACTGGCAGCTCGTCCGTCGCGGTCGGCACGCTGGTCGCCGACACTTACACCGAACTGGCCTGGTATTGGGACGGCAAGGATACGATCGCTTTCTATCAGGATCGCGTTCAGAAGGGCTCGATCACTGGCGTGGCGGCGAACTATCTGCCCGACGCCTCCGCGCTCGCGCAGTCCTTCGGCATCCAGACGGATTCGGCAAATGCGCGGACCATGACGGTTGATTACGTCATGGTCGCGAAATCGCGGAGGTAAGCCATGAAAATTACGATCAGCAGCGGCAAGCCGAAAGATGCCCGCGATGTGACCGTAGAGGACGGCGGCGAAACGCTGGCGTCGTTCAAGGCCAAGGATCTGGCCGACGCGCATAAGCTGCTCAAGCGGGGCCGTGAGAGCGGCTGGGACAGCCTCAAGCCCGCCAAGGCGAAG